GCTGATGGCCGCCTTCCCACTGGTGTCTCACCGCTATCGACTATTAATAGTCAAGGCGGTGGACAGGTGGGTCCACGCCTCGGGCTTCGACTGGACGAAAGAGCGCGTTGGTGCTCTAGTCCAGTACCTCCTGAAGCTCCGAGCCGGGGAGAACCCCTGCAGACCCCCATGGTGGTCCCCTCGGTACTTGCTTTATGCCGAGAGGGTTGCCACCATGGCGCCCTTCGAGAAATTCCTCCAGTTAGTCCAAGCCTGGAGAACGGCTTTCACGGCCTATGGCCGGCTGAAAACCGTACCTTCCAGGAAGGACGTGGAGAAGTTCGAGAAGGCTGTAGGGACGGCTCGCGTCCTTAAGGTGCCTCTCGCCTCTGGGAGAGTAGTCGAGGTGGACACCGAAGATTGGAGATCCCGGTTCCCTTTCCGGGCCCACTTCGGTGTGTCCCCTCGGCAAGTGCTCCCAGAGGTCCGGATCCGCAGAGAGGTCCTCCCCAACAACCCGCTGTCCCTTAAGCTCACAACCGGGAAGGGGTATTACACCCCTGCCGGGGAAGAGCTGTTTAGGGACGCCTGGTGGATCATGCAGGACCACATCCTGCACCCACCGGGAACCGTGCCAGCCCATTGGCCAATGCTCCCGGTTCTGCCGGATTTCCGGCCTGGACCGGGGCAGGTCAGGGCGCACGGGGCGGTGCGTTGTCGGGTTCAGCCAGATGGGAAGGCGAGGTTCTACTTCGCCCCTCCGCGCTGGTTGCAGTTCCTGCTGGACCCCTGGGCTCGGGAGTTGTACTCCCAGCTTAGGAGGATCCCTCAGGATTTTACTTACAACCAGGCGGCGGGGGCGGAGCGTGTCGCGGAGTGGTTGAGGTCAGGGAAGACCGTTTGGTCTTTCGACCTCAGCTCCGCAACAGACCTCTTCCCCCTTCCGGTTACCCGGACGGTCTTGTGGTCCCTATCTTCAGATAGGAACCGACCGTGGGTCGACCTCTTCTGCTGGATCTCGAGGCTCCCAGCTCGGACGGCCTACCCTGGGGCCAACTCAGAGGTGGTAAAGTGGCGATGTGGACAGCCCCTTGGGACTGTTCCCTCGTTCGCCGCTTTCGCCCTCAGTCACCATGCGGTGGTGAGGGCCCTCTGGGCTCGGTTGGGAGGTGATCCTCAGTCGGCCCCCTACTGTATCGTAGGGGACGACTTAGTGATCGCTGACCCGAGGTTGGCGGAGGCCTACCGAGAGTGCTCTGCCCTGTTAGGGCTAGAGATCTCGGAGCCGAAGTCCCTCGCGGGGGGGCTAGGTGAGTTTGT